ACGGCACAAGAAGTTGTGGCTTGTATGGTTGGTGTAAAACTAGCTAGATTGGCAGAAACGATAGAACACGATGACAGTTGGGTCGATATAATAGGCTACGCTGCATTAGGTGGAGAAATTATTAATGACAAGTGACCAATACCATTTATTGGAACAAGACATAAAAGATGTGGCATGGGGTAATGTCGATTCAGATTGGACACCACCCGAAGCTATACCCGATCTATCACAGTATGACACGATAGCTATTGACCTGGAGACAAGAGATGAGAATCTTTTGAAACTAGGACCTGGGTGGACTAGGAAAGATGGACATATAATAGGTATTGCAGTAGCAGCTGGAGAAAGTTCTTGGTATTTCCCGGTTGCACATACTGTGGGTAACATGCCTAAGAACGCAGTATATAAATGGCTTACTAAATTATGTAGTGATACTACAAAAACTTTCGTGTTTCACAATGCCTTGTACGATTTAGGTTGGTTACGAGCCGAGGGTATAGAAGTTAAAGGCAAGATAAGAGATACAATGGTAGCAGCGCCATTGTTAAACGAGAACAGAAGGTATTACAATCTTAACTCTTTGGCTGGCGATTATCTTAAGACATATAAAGATGAGAAGATGTTACGAAGTGCAGCAGAAGAATTTGGTGTAGATCCAAAGTCTGGTATGTGGAAGTTGCCACCTCGTTATGTTGGTGCTTATGCAGAACATGATGCAGTTATAACTTTGAAACTTTGGGATTACTTGCGAAAAGAAATAACCAAAGAAGAGTGCACGGGTATCTTTAATTTAGAAACAAGACTTACACCATTGCTTTTGGATATGAAAACAAATGGTGTACGAGTAGATTTACGAAGAGCCGAGCAAGTTAAGAAAGAGTTAGTGACATTAGAGAAATCACTTGTAGAGGAGATAGTCAAAGAGACTGGAGTCACGGTTGAACCTTGGGTCGCCACATCTGTAGCAAAGGTCTTTGATGCTATGGGACTTGCGTATTCTCGCACAGAAAAGTCCGGGGCCCCCGCGTTTACAAAACAGTTTCTTGCAAATCATCATCATCCTATTGCGAAGAAAATTATAAAGATAAGAGAGATTAATAAAGCCAACACGACTTTTATTGATACAATTCTTGAACATTCTCATGATGGTAGAATACATTGTGAATTTCATCCTTTACGTTCTGACGGTGGTGGTACTGTCACTGGTCGTTTTAGTTCTTCTAATCCTAATTTACAACAAATACCAGCAAGAGATCCATATATAAAAAAATTAATTAGAGGTTTATTTATACCAGAGGAAGGATCAAAGTGGGGATCATTTGACTATGCCTCACAAGAACCAAGATGGCTTGTTCATTATTGTGCGACACTTACGGGTATGGACAGACACCCACAGATAGATGACGTTGTATCTTTGTATCATAAAGGAGAAGCTGACTTCCATCAGATTGTTGCAGATATAGCAGGTATACCTAGAAAACAAGCAAAGACTGTGAATCTTGGATTGATGTATGGAATGGGTAAAGGCAAGTTAGCAAACATTCTTGACCTATCTGTAGATGAAGCAACTACTCTTCTCGATAAGTACAATGATAAAGTTCCTTTCTTAAAATCAATATCAGAGAAGACATCTAAGAAAGCATCACAAAGTGGAATCATTAGAACTTGGTTGGGCCGTAAGTGTAGATTCAATATGTACGAACCTCACTCATATCAATACAACAAAGCACTTCCTATGAAAGAAGCTATTGATGAGTATGGCGGCAAGGGTAGAATCAGAAGAGCATTTACATACAAGGCGCTGAATAGATTGATCCAAGGTTCGAGTGCCGATCAAACTAAGAAAGCAATGGTAGATTGTTATGATGCTGGTCTTACTCCCATGCTTACAGTTCATGATGAACTATGCTTTAACATTCAAAACGACAAACAAATTAAAGAAATCAAAGAAATTATGTGTAATTGTGTACCCGAACTTAAAATACCCTTTGATGTAGACGCTGAAATGGGGTCAAATTGGGGAGAAGTTGGATAGTGGAGAATACAAAAACACACAAAAACTAAGGTATTTCTAGGGTATAATCACACATAAGACATTTGTTTTGGCTCTGTACGGGCATCCTAGAGCCTAGTTTTTCTTCACGGGTTTGCAATATGCCGTGATTTTCCCACTTTTACCATCTTTTAGTGGAACGTCTGGTTGATTATTCAATCGCCTTGCAAAATACAAACAACTGTTAATATTCTCAAATTTTTGTGTCTGATCTATAACTCTTTCGTTGAGCATAAAGACCAGAAGAAACTCGATCATTCATTCTTAGCCTTCCAAAAGTATTCATCTGTGTCTCCGAGTCTGGTCATGTTACCATTCTCTACTTGATATTCTATTGTACTAACTTTGAAGTCTGGTTTCAATGGTTCTACGGGTGTTAACGAGTTATCGTAAATTCGTGTTCTGTTGTTAGGGTATAAACAAAACTGTCCGTTTTCTAATTTTATTAAATTATGTGATTTATGTTCTGCCGGTGTTTCACTGGTAGAGTAATCTATTGTGTCTGGGTCTTGGTGATAATTATCAAGAGTGCATATGTATGAACCCTTCATTGTTCCGTGATCCCTTGTTAACACCTCATAGTCCATTGAACCAATGAATTGTTTGCAAGTAGCAACCACACCATAGTCCATGCAATTCCAGAATTGAAGATTATTAAGAGGTAAGTCCGGATCAGGTGTTTTGGCTTGAGAAAGGAACGCACTAATAGGCAACTTATCAAACAAGGCACCGTAATCAGGTAAATAAGTTTCAAAATAAAATGCTCGTCCAGGTATAGATTTACATGATACCCAGACTCCACGAACAAAATCCCCGTGTCCATCTTTTAAGTCCCTCAAGTATTCCCGTCTGACCCACACATCTATAGAAGGTAAATTAGCAATTAATGTAGACATCTATGTGTAAATCAAACCTCTTCTATAACCATTGACTCTATCGTATGTAAGAGCTTCTTTTCTGTTTGCGTCTCCAACATAAGATACATGAACCCAACCAGAACTTGGACCTTTAGCTCTTTCATAACATTCTAATATTAACTGATCGTAATCCAATGAGTTTGCAATGTATTGTGCTAATTCTGCATTAGCAACACCTGGTATTTCTATATCCACCGCTTGACCTTTGCAATGTTGGCTACTGCTTTTTGATCCTATGGCTCGACATAAGGCGGCGCTGCGATACCCAGAGTTAACCATGATTGGTTTACCAAAGTGTTCACGAATAGGCTCAAGAACTTTTTCACATAATGCCATCATAGCAACTACATGTTTATCTTCTGGCATATTTTCTATGCCTTTTCTTTCTGCCGTTTGTGATTTAACAAACTCTGTCATTGTAAAATGTGGGGATAATCTACTCATCCAGTTCTCCTAGCGATTTCCATATTCTTTAGTATAGTTTCTGGGTTACCTCCTAGAAAAGAAGCTATTTGCCTATTCTCTGGAGAAGGTCTTAACAATTCATTTACGGCTCTATTTTCAGTTAGCTCCACTGTCGGTGGAGCTTGAGTCAAGTTTTGTGGTCTTGGCTGTGGCAACTGATCGTCCCTTGTAGGAAGGTTTTGTAAATTTAAAAACTCTTGAATATTTTGTGTTGGTGTTTTCGACTTTTCTGGTTCAGGTGTTAATCGAACACCTAATCTATTTCTAAATAATTTTTGAAGAGAAGATACTGGTAGCTTAATTCCTTGTCTTCTTGCAAGTCCAAGTCTTTCTTTGCTTGGAAAGTATGGTAAATATTTATCTGCTTTTAATGAAAATATTTCTCTGTTACCTAATCCAGCTTTTACTTTAAAAATTCTAGCAAGTTGAGTGTCAGACATTCCTAGTTTTTTCAAACTATCATAGTTCAATTTCATTTCTTTAAATGCTCTAAGTCTTGCGTCATCTGCTCTTAGATACGCTTCAAGCACTTGATCCTTACTAGGATCTTTTAATCTTAAAACATCTGTAAATAATGTTGAGGCATCAGATCTTGCTCCTTTAAACTCTTGAGCTTTAAATGCTGCAATTCTGTCTCTATCTATAATCTGTGACTGAAGACCAGTAACTGCTCTAAATGCTTCACCGTATCTTTTATATTCTCGACCAGTTGTTGGTTCTTCTGCTTTCACATTAAAACCTAAAAAATTACCACCTTCTGGAAAAAATAAACCTCTTGCAGTTCTACCGAGTTCTGGAGATTTAACTGACTCTCCTCTAACGATTCCAAAATCTGCACCCGTTGGGATTCTTATAGGAAGTATGTTTGGTTTAAGAGTATCGAGTATGTGGATTAAACCTTTTTCCCATTGTAACCCTAATCCATCTCCTTCTTTATAAACTTTAGCACCAGAACGAGTCTCTCCTCCTCTTCCAACACCAAGTCCAAGAGCACTTTCTTTTGGTAGCACATCTAATATTGCGTCATAAACCATAGACACTTCAAAGAAAGGACTAAAAAATTCTGCAATAGAATCAAAAGTGGCAGTTCTAATTTTAGAAAAATCGCTTTTATCTAATTTTGTACCGTTTCTTAAAGATCTAGCTAACGTATGAAAAGGTTTTGAAACTAAATCCCAAGGGTTTGTGTAACTAAAATCAACAACTTCTGGATTACCCTTCTCATCTTTACCCACTGGTATTAACACAGAGTTTCTTTGCCACGGAGCAGATAATCTATTAATAGCATCAACTTCATCATCAGATGTGTCTGTCATCATCTGACCAAATCTTTGTAGTCCTTCTCCCATAATACCAAAAGTAAACAAGGAGCTTGTCATTCGTCTTGCACCGATTTCTCTAATTGCCGCACTATCACTAGCAAGTTCTTTCATGGCTACATCTAATGTATTAAATCCCGTTCTTATAATTTCCGCTGGAAAAGCTATGAAGTTACCAAGTGGTAGACCTCTTAAACCCTTTATCGCATCTGGAACAAGCTCGTAGTTCGGAACAAGATTACGAACATTGTCTGCCGTAAATTGTTTAAAAGCCTCTTCAAACTCTTCTGGAGTAGCGTCTGCTTTTGCTCCTATTGTTCTTCCAAACTCTCTGTCTGCATTTTTAGTTGCGTTGGCTATAGCTGCTCGTTGCTGTTCTATGGTTAAATTATCAAACCCTGGAGCTTTTTTAGCGTTGTTTATGGAACTGGCCTGCATCTTTCTTCGAGCATTTCTAAATTTTTGTGTTTCAAAAAGATAGTTATACATTTTCCAAACATCATCACCACCTCTGTATAAGTCTTCTGCAAAACCAAGAGGCTTCCTAAAAAACTGTCCTAATTTACTTCTCTTTTCTGATTTAAATTGCGGGTCTGATCTACCTAAAGTTTCTGCTTTCTCTTGTGCTGCTCCACCTTTAATTTGACCCTCTACAAAATCTCCTCTTGCTTCGTAACCTAATCCTTTTCTTAAATTTTCTTGTATTTCTCTTAATTGAGCCGAGCTACCAATAACACCTCGCTTCTGCATATCAACAAGAAAGTCTAAAGTCTTACCATCTCTTATTAAATCTATAAAAGTCATGCCTTTTATTTTAAGTTCTTTGTCAATAACATCTCTCATTACAAGATTAAAAGATGTACCAAGACTAGCACCTTTACCTACATTTCCTTGTGCCAAAGCAAATCCAGAAGCAGATGTGACGTTTCTTATCTGTGTTAAAGGAGACAAAATTGTTTTTGAGTATTGTGTAGCACCTTTTAAAGTCTGAAAGACACCATACGCTTGTCTAAGCAAAGTTGGCATTGTATCAGAATCATTCATAGCGTATGTACTTAAATTATTATACATAACTCTTGGCACAGCGTATCCAAACATACTTCCATACATACTGGTTGTTTGATTAGCTCCAGGTGAATATATATCTCTTTTTACACTAGTTTCAGCAGATCGTCCTAGAATAACATGATTGGGATGAGCACCTAACCAGTCATCAAGAGCCGCTCCCAGTGTCTTTTCATCAAGATCTGATATTCTATCAAGTGTGTTTGTGTTAACATTAAATTGATCTGGTTTTTGTTTTATCCAGTTAATAATCTCATCATCCATTTTGTAAAACAGTTGTTTTTCTTCTGGCGCTGCTCTTAGTGTCGTGGGTCGTGCTGCATTTCTCGCAACTGTTGCAGCTATGTTTTGATCTACAGTTTCTTTAAAAAGTCCTAAGAATCTATCAGTGGCAACAAAATTAGATAACTCTGATACTGTTGATATAAAAGCCTCTCTTGGATCTCTAATTTCTCCAAGTATTAAACGTAAAACCTCACTATCTACTTTTCTTTTGTTAATTAAACTTGTATCTAGTCTTGTTTGGAACACTCTTGATAGTGCATTAACACCACTACCTTTTGCTTTTGCATTGCTAACAACTCTGTCTATGTAAAATTTTGCTTGATCTTGACTTAGCGTACTTTGTCGTGATGTTAGCTCTGCCATCTGATCGTCAGTTATTTTGTATGGTGTGTCACTTAATATACCTCTTATGTGACCGTAATCTACACCTTCTCCAGAAGTTATTTTTCTAATTATTTCTGTTTTGGCTGGAGGCTGTATAACATAGTTTTTATCATTGTATATTCTATACAGTCTTCTTAAATACCCACCTTCTCTCATCATTCGTGAAACTTGATTTCTAAAATTATCTCTGGTTAAACCACCTTGTATCACGGCTTCTTCTGGTAAATCAGATATGACTTTACTATTTAAGAACTGATTGGTTAATCCTTTGATGGTATCAGCAGCTTTTACATATTCTTGATAAAGTTCTTCTGGTAAGTCTATGATTTTGTTTTCTTTTTCTATAGCTGTTCTTCTCTGTCTGTTAGTCAAAGCAGATAAGTCTTGTCCTTTTCTTGCACCCTCAAGAACATCCATAAAATTATCTAAATACTTCCTCTTGTTATGATCTGGGAGTCCAATATATCTAGGAGTTTTTATAATTTCTTCAATTTTTTTATCAATGTCTTGCATCTTCTGTTTAGCAATTTTTATATTACCTTCAACTTCTGGATTAATTAGAGATCGTGCTCTAGCAACGATAGGATCTAAAAAACCTCTGTATCTAAGCAAGGCTTCCATTTTACCAATAAGACTTGGTAAACTTCTCATTGTTGATTCACCTTGTTTAAGTGCCATTTCTCTTTGACCTATAGATCTTTTAGCACCTTCTATCATTCCTTTAGCTAGAGGCACTGTCATACCACTCGCAATATCTAAGACAGTTGACTCTCGAGGTAATACATTGGCGGCTACATTACCTACTTTTGAATTTAACTCTGTTAATGCTTCTATGGGCCGTGCACTTAGTGTCTTGTTTAAAACCTTTAGAGACGCACCAAGTGCTGGAGGTATTACGGCAGTAGCTACACCACCTTCAACTCCAATTTTTAACTTATTTAATATTTTTGCAAAAGCTCTTTCTTGTCCATCAAGACCAACAGCGTCTATGGTGTTGGTAGGACCTGCATCAAAGAAGTCACCAATAGTTTGTGTATCGTCAGTAGAAACAATAGCATCTGCTAAACCAGCAGCAGTTAACATAGTTGCATACCGTCCTAGTTTTTGTGCCTTTGTTTGTTTTTCAAAAACGGTCTGACCATCTTTCTTAAACTTTCTAAAAGGATCTCTAGCTTTGTTAATACCACTTAAATTAGTTCCTAAAACACGAGCATTTTTAGGACCTATTTGTGGGTTTCTTGCACCTATAACTGGTTTACCTTGTAAAATTCTGCCAACTCTGCCTGCTTTAGATACATAAGATGCAGCTGCAATACCTGGTATACCAAACTGAACCAAAGCCTCTGTAACTTTACCAGCTGCTCCTTCTGGATCTATGCCAAGATCCTCTCTGATTCCATCAAACCATGCTTCAACTGTATCAGTGGCTCTATCGCCAGTGATTGCATCATACGCTAAAGTTCCAGTCGTGACTAATCCTTCTGGTATTTTAGATAAACCAGAAAGGACACCCTCACCAGCTTCTGTGAAAAACCCTTCGTAGCTACCACCACCTCTGGTTTTAGCTAGTTCTGCTTGTTTTTCATTGAAAGATCTGACTCTTTTCTCAGCTTCTTCCTGACCTATTTCCTTTAAGTAGGTGTATTTTTTTCCGTCAACTTCATAAGTAAACATTTAATTACCTGCTGGTGATCCCACAAAGAGTTCTGAATTGTCTTGATACGTTTTTAAAGTTTCTTCGTCTCCACCTTCTATAGCATCTTTAATTGATTGTGGCATGTCATCATATTTAAGAATAACACCTTTGTCTTTTAGAGGTTTAAAGTTCGTAATTAACATATCTAAAGCTGTTTTAGGACTGCCTTGGAGTGGGTCTAGAGCTTTCATAAATGGACTTGTAGATGCCGTTAATTTTTGAAGGGTAAGACCTAATTGTCTTTTTACAGTATCAGAAAGCGTTTTGTTCGGAGCTGCTTGAATACCATAGCCTCCTGTGCCTCCAGCTATATCAATCTTTTGTATCGCTTCTGACGGTCTAGTAACTTTACTATCTTTTAATTCTTTAACTAAGTCAAAGTGTTGATCTATACCTTTTTGTGTAAGTTCTAAGTTATCAGCAGTTATCAACTTACCATCATCTTTTACTTTAACAAGACCTTGACCTATCGCAGCTTGGATCTCATCTGGTAACAGAGCGGCTATCTTGGCTTTGTGAACCTCTAACATTTCTTGAAATTCTGTACCGCTTTTGTCTAATTTAAACTTTTGTAGATCATAGTTAGTCATAGTGGCTAGACTTTCGATCTTTATTTTTCTCATGGAAACTTCTGTGTTTAACTTATCAAGCAAGTCTTTTCTTTCTTCGCCACGAGTCTGTTGTACTATATTAAATTCAGCTGCTTTTCTTTGAACATCTAGTGCGTTCTTTGCAATGTTTTCAGATTTCTTGTCTGATAATAATCTATACATTGTGGTCTGATATGTCTTAACATCTTCTCTATAGTCATCTGAAAGATTTTTCATGTCTCTGCCGTAACCTTCAAGACCAACCTGGAAACCTTTTGCTACATTTGTTATAGCATTTGGACTTTCACCTGCTGCCATAGCAAGACCAGCTCTCATCATATTTAGCCAAATAGACCCTTGTTGATCCTTTGTTAAACTCTCGTCAAGAGTTTCTTTATCAAAACCTAGCATGTCAAAGGCACTATCTCTTACATCTGCAAAAGTAGCCTCTTCTGGTTTTTTCTGTAAAGCGGTTATGTAGTCATCTTTATGCTTGTCATAGGTTTTACCTAATATATTAGCAGTATCTAAATTATCTAAATCTGTCGCATAATTTTGATAAAGATTTTGTATGCCTTGTATCTCGGCAGCTGTTCTTTGTTTTACATCTGCAAAATTAAATTTAGAATCAGATGGCTTTGTGTCTGGTGTAGTCTCGTCTTCTAATTCTTTTATATCAAAACTATCTGTAGTATCTTCTTCCGTGTCTGTGTCATCTTTCTTTTTAGCTTCTTTTAATATTTTTTCGTTTGTTTCGTTTATGTTTTTTGGAACTGAGTCTGGATTACCACTACCAACTTCTTCTGTTATAGCCGTAGTGCCAGGTATTGCACCAAAGCTCTCTGCATTTACAGGTGTAACTCTTCCAAACTCAAAATCTGGTGCTTCTATTTCTGTGTTAAATTTATTTGTAGGTTTTCTATTTCCATAAAAAGGTATTTGTGTAATACCTGATTTAAGCTCACCAACTTTAAACTCGTCTGCTACATTAGGTTTTATCTGACTAGCTTCTGCCGTCCCAACTCTAATTAACTCTGGACTAGAAGCCATAATACCACCAGGCACATTCCTACGAATATTAGGATTTTGAAACATTGGTCTGTCAAATACGCTTCTTATCATTATGTTGCCCTCGGTCCACCAAAGAAGTTACCAAAACCACCAGCTTGTCCAACTGCTCCAAGACCCGCGATCCCTAGTCCAAGCATCTGTGATCCTCTACTTGGTGGTGGTGTAGACATTCTAGAAGTTGTCTGTTGCAACGCTGGGACACCTCTGAATATATCAGACATAAAACCAATTCTTTGATAAGGCAATGCTTGTTGTGCAAGAGAATTAGCTCTTGCAATATCAAGTGATTTTTGATCTTGACCTTGTTGTAGACCACCAATACCTAACAATGTGTTTACATCTTGGACACCCATCTGTTGTCCTAATTGTCCAAGAGCCGCGGTTTGTGTTCCCATCTGCCCGATTTGTGATCCAAGTGCACCCGTTGTTTGACCAAGTTGACCAGTCAACTGAGCAAGATTACCAAGACCTTGTGCTGCTTGACCAAAGCCTGCTGCACCTTGAAAGCCAAGTGCACCTGCTTGTCCCGCTTGTTGACCAAACTGACCTGCTTGTGCAAGTTGTTGTTGTGCTTGTCTTGACGCTGCTTGTTGTGCAAGATTCTGTGCTTGTTGAAAACCTTGTGATCTCAACTGTGATCCAGTTCTAGCTTGTTGATCCAACACATTTTGATTTATTTCTGCTTGTTGTATGGCTCCTCTTGATCCACCAAAAGCTCCCGAGCCAACTGCTTGTGCAGTCGCTTTGTTTTTTGCAATATCGCCTTGCTCTGCAATATCTTGATATTGTTGTTGGATTACAGATTCCATATAAGGATCCATAAACTGTTGATAAGATGTAGGATCAAAATCGTAACTAGCACCAGCTGTCATGGCTTGTGCTTGTCCAACTCCTTGTTGACCGAGCTGTTGAGCATCTAACATAGCTTGTTGTTGCTGACGATAACCTTGTTGTGCTTCTGGTAATTGACCCAATGCAGAGCCAAGTGTGCTAAGTCCAGTTCCAACAGCGCCAATACCTTGACCGATAGCTTCTGAACCTCTTTGTAAATAAGGAGAGAAAGATCCAACTCCTTGAGTAGCTTGTGTTATTGCATCTCTTTGTCCTTGTGATAATCCTGCTAACTGTTGAGCAGAATATGGCATAGAGCCTTCACCAGGCTTGGTAATACTTTTAGCACTCTCAAATATATCTGCTAAGAAATCTTCTTGAAACGGAGCAAGTCTAATCGTTTGTTCGGAAGTTTGTGTAGCCATTATGCAACCCTCTCTAGTTCAGACATCATCTCATACATTCTTGCAGCTCCGACATCTCTATCTCCACCACCTGCTCCTCTAACTGCTTGAGCAGTTAATACAAACTCTCCATCAGAAAGTCTAGCAGGCACAGAATCACTTGTTCCCGTTCCAGGCCCATTGACCTCGCCACCCGCGGCGGCAGTCATAATACCTTGTTCTTTAGCTAAATCGTCAAAATATCTTTTTTTGTCTTCTTCATCATCTAAATTGTAGCTTTTATCTCCAATAAAGCCAAGACCTAATCTTGATTTACCAACTGGCTGTGGTCTTGATGTAAATGTTTCTTGTTCTGGTTCTCCACTAAGTGCCGCTAAACCGCCAATACCACCAATCGTTGCTATACCAGTAGGAGTCTTAGCAAAATCTACTGCTTTTTGAAAGAAGGTTGGATCTGGTGTTGAGGTAACTGCTGGAAAAGGACCTGCACCAACAGTACCACCGACTGGATTACCAGTGACCGAACTTGTTACGGCAGATGTACCAGCAGCCGTGGCACTCGGTGCGGCAGCCGTAAATAATTTACCACCACTTGCAGCGTATCCACCAATACCACCCATAAGTGCAGCTTTCAATGCGTCATCTGTATCAGCACCTGCAGCTAGTGATCCTATACCAGCACCTAAAGCAGAACCGATTGCAGCAGAACCTAACGGACCACCTATGGCAAAGCCAATACTGCCACCAATAATCGGTGCAGCTTTTTTTAAAATTTTTGTAAAACTTTTAAATATTCCCATAATTTAACACTCTACCAATTATTCGGCTTTTGTTCAATACTATATCTGTGCTAACGCACTTGTTGTCACTCTTGTCTTCGATACGTCTTGTATACTTGCTACAACATGCAA